GTCCACACCATTAGCCCAAATCCAACCAAGGACTTGTTCTTGTGTCAGGTCGGCATAGTCCACGGTGGGAGTGCCATCAGACCATGAGCAAGTGTTAACAATAGAGGCTGAATGCTCTCCATCAACTGCTGTGGCTTGCCAGTGGGCAGTGGTTACAAATCCATCAGATGTTTGACGGTCAAGCTGTGAAATGTTCCAAGTTGTTGTCATGCTTGCTCCAGTGCTGTGATGCGGTCAGTCAGGGTGGTGATGGTGTTGGCTTGGGTGTCTACCAATGCTTTGAGTTCTTGGATGGCGGCAGTCAGTGTGGCGACCAAGAAGCTGGTGTCGATGCCTTGAGGTTTAATGTTCCCATCTTCATCCACTGCGTCTTTTTCGCCAGTCACGCACTCAGGCACAACCTCTTGCAACTCGTGGGCGATAAAGCCTTGGCTCTGGCTGTCGTCTGCGTTCCACTTGTAGGTGACTGGCTTGAGTTGTTGCACCTTGGCAAGCGCACCAGTCATGGGCTGGATGTCGTGCTTGAGGCGGTAGTCGGAGGTGGTGTTATACGCTGTTCCAGTACCATTGGTTGTCACCGACCCACGACTCGTAGCAGACGAGCCATCTCTAAAATTAATTTGATAGATGGTTCCGGACGTTGCAGTATTGTGCAGGTTAAGCGGCTCGTTACCAGCGCCACCGTTTGCACGGAAATATGCACCTAAAGAACCTACTAGAGTGAACGTGGCGCTACCAAGTTGGCTCGTAGTCCCCACCAGCAAGTCACCGCCGGAGGTGATACGGGCTTTTTCTGAGCCATCAACATTAAATGAAATTATGGAAGATGCACCAGCGTTATTAGGGTCTGCTTGAATAATGACAGTACCAATAGAGTTGTATTGAATTGCAGCTTTTGCACCGCCTGTTGAAGTTCCACCCAAATAAATGTCGCCAGATGTAATCAGGTTTGCACTCGCATCAAGAGTCATTGCTTGGGTGAAGCTGATTGTGTTCCCTGCTGTGCCAGAGGCGGCGTTGTGCCAAGAATGTGCGCCATTTGACTGGTTATAGTATGTTGCTGCTGCTGTATTTTTATAGACTCGGTTTGTTCCGTCAAAATACCAGTTAACGCCAACACTACCAAAAATTGTTCCAGAAGTTCCACCCATCAAGCTTAATGCTGAACCACCAACTTCCATTGCTTTGTAAGTAGCCCAAGCACTAGGCGTAACACCAAGACCCAAGTTGCCACCACTATCGAGGCGCATGGCCTCCACACCACCTTCAGCAAATCCAATAGTGTCAGCCGCAGGGAAGAAGATGCCTGTGTTGGTGTCGCCATCGTTTGTAATGGATGGTGTTGATGCAGAGCCATCAGCAAACTCAACAGTCGCACTGCCAGTAACAGTCAAAGTTCCAGCCACAGCCAATGTCTTGCCAGAACCGACATTCAAGCCAACTGAAGTGCCAGTGCCATTAGCTGTGAACAACGCATCAATCGTGTCCAAGTCGGTGTTTATTTTGCCGCCCCATGTGTCAGTACTTGCACCAACTTCTGGTTTGGTTAGTAAAAGGTTGGATGTAGTTGAATCTGCCATTTAAAACTCCTATGCGGCCTCTTGCCAAGTGATTGAATTGTCTGCTAAATCAGTCCAAGTTTCTGATGAGTCCGAAACAGGTGTCCAACTCTCAGATGAATCAGCAACTGGTGTCCAGCTTGCAGATGTGTCTGAATCCGGCGTCCAGCTCTCGCTGGTGTCTGGAATGGCTCCCCAGCCAAATCCAATCATCACGCCAACAGCACAAATGGACTCAACGCCGGTGATCCCAATGGATACGACATTGCCAACAGTGCCAACAGATCCTGTGCCTTCGACGCCAGTAATTGCTTGAAACGAAATGACCTCTGCGCCAACCGTCCCAACAGCGCCAGTGGCGGCATTGCCGGTGATGGCCGTGGTGCTTGTGACGCCAACCGAGTCAACAGCGCCAGTCGCGGCGTTTCCAGAGACATCAACTGCACTGGTTGCCGTGACGCTGCCAACCGCCAAGGTTGACGCATTGCCGGTGACGGCATTGGTGGACGTTGCCAGTACAGAGCCAACGGCACAGGTTGACGCATTGCCAGAGATGGCAATGGAGACAGTCAGCCCAACTGTGCCGACATTGCCAGTGGCGATATTCCCATTCTCTTGAACAGAGATGTTCTCTAATAAGTCGCCAATGGCGCCAGTGGCTGAATTGCCGCTGATAACGACATTGCCTATGCCGTAGACGCCAAGCCCGTAATAGCCTGTTCCATATGCAGCCATGCCGCTGCCCCTGCTTTAAGCCAGCCTGATCAGGCCAGTGCTTGCATCGTTGGTCGGCATGGTCAGGGTGAATGTCCCAGCAGTCACGGTCTGACTGCCAAATGTGTGGACGCTGACTGCCTTGTTTGATTGGGTCGAGTTATAGATCAGGACCGCATCAAATGCTGTGGACAATGTGACAGACGAATAGCTGATGCTGGCGCTGGGCGTCACAAAAGCTGTCGTGCCACTGGTGCTGGGTGGCGTGCCAAATGTCACTGTCACGCCGCCTGCGCTGTAGCCTGTGCCTGTCACCTCGCCTGTGGAGCTGTAGGCCGTGGTGGATGCGTTGACGGTGGCAGAGGCCAAGTACAAGGCGGCCTTGAATGTGTCGGCGGTGGTCGCTGCGCGAACAACACCAGTACCGAAATTGTGGTGGCCGACAAGCAGCTCGCCTTTGAAACTCGTACACATCGCTTGTGTATTGGCCATGGTTTATTCCTTAAATTTGTTGACTGATTCCATCAGCAAAGACACTGCTTTTGAGAGCCATGTGGACAGACCGATGCACCATCTCGCCATCCAACCAATACTCCACCCAGCTCGTTGTCTCGGTATCGTTGTCGAGAGAGCCTTCACGCTTTTCAAGCAGTGACTCGTCCATCTCGCCCTTGGTGGTGGTAATCATCATCCAAATGTCCTTGCTCTTGCCAAAATCGCACCGCCCGATGTAGAACCGCGATCATCTGCAATCTGCAACTGATCTAGTCCTGCCTGGTAAAGCGATGACCACACTGGGATTCTCGCATCGTCTTGCAGGTATGGCGCGGCCTGCAACAAAGCGCCATACAAATAGACGTCAGGTGCTTGCGTCAATAGCCAGTTGGTTGCCACTGTGGATGACAACTTTGTCAACTTGGCGTAGTAGACCAGCTCTGCCGTGTATGCGCCGTCAGGGATTGGAAGCAGTCGGAATTGGTTTCCAACCACCGAAAAATACAGTGGCTTGCCGCTGGACAAGTAGGTGGTGTTGGCCAACTGATCCATGGCGTCAATGGTCTGAAACGTCAAGTTGGTCACTGGATTGGTGTTGATCTTGATGGCCTTGGCCTCCAAGAAGTCATCAGGCACAGTGCCATATTCAGCAGCCGCCGCAAATGACGCATTGGCACGCACAATCATCTGGCGGGTGCGAAGCTGGCGCTCGATCTGAGCCTCTGCCAGGCTGATGAAGTCGGGAATGGTGGAAGTCAAATCCTGCCGGTTGAGCCAATCAGCCAGCGATGATTTGAGTTCGGTGTATGTTGTGAGTGCCATTAGGTAACCTTTTCTTTTTCCTCAACTTCACGCATCACCCAAGTATGATCATGCTTGAATTCAAACATTCCAATGTGGCCTATTTCCTTGCTCACATCGTGATCAATCCATATCTTAAAGCCTGCCTCTCTGGCTTTCTTACAAAAGAAAACATCCTCTCCAATGTACCCGCGCTTGTCATGCCGCCATGGAGTCTCAAACCAAGGCTCTGACAATGCCGCAAAGACATTAGCCTTGATCAGCATCACACCCATACCAACTGATCCAACCTCTTGCAGACCAGTTGTTTCTGGCATGGTATATACCAACTCGCGTTCGCCATTCTCTTTGTAGATCTGTGCGGTTGGTCCTGTAGGCATACGGCGTCTGGCGCAGTTGGTCGCCACAATGTCCAAGTCATGTTGTAGCAAACGCTCAATCATGTCATGTGGAAACCGCATATCTGAATCAATAAAAAGCACATGAGTGCATTTTTCACGCATCGCATCTAGGCACAATTCAGCTCGCTGATTGGCGATAAGCGTACCCTGCGATATTTTCAAACTGATGGCATCATTGGTGTTCAATGTGTGATTAGCCACCATGTTGACAAGGTCATAGGTAAACATGGTGTGGACCATGTCACGCGCCGGTGTGCATACTGCGATGTATTTCATACTTGTCCTGGTCGTACACGAAAAAATCTGTTCTCTGGATCATTAAGCCAACGCTTCATGTATTCCTGATCATCCAGCTTGCCTTCTGCTTTTAACTTAGCATACAGAGACATAGGAATGCTTGCAACGCGGTGAAATTCACCCTTCCAGTTAGCACGCTCATCAACCAGATTGAATTCTTGCTTGTTCTCTTCAATGATGGCCGTTACATCTTGTTGCGTCTGAATCGTTGCCTCATCAGTCTCATCGTTATAGTGCCAGTAGCGCGTAATGCCCTGATCTTTGTCTTCGCTGAATATTCTTTTTTCCATGTAAATAAGGGGAGGATTTCTCCTCCCCTTTTTCCTCTCAGTTGATTAAGAAGTTACCAAGTCTGCTGCCAGACCATGTGCGTTTTCTGCCAATACTTTGTGGCCGTATTCAACCAAAAGCATACGCTTCTCGGCATCACCGGTCTTCGCCAACTCAACTTGTTGGTAAGGACGCAAGACAACCATTTTTGCGTACTCAGGATCAATCACCCATGCATCACGCTCGCGTTGAAATCTTTGGGCAATTACCGAAACTTGGCCGAAGTCGCTGACGTAGATGTCCGCGGCCCCGATGATGGTTGCAGGACGATCGCCGCCGTTGATGTTGTAACGAGCTGATGCGATGCCAGAGAAACCTGACACGCGCTGCTTGTTGACAGGACCAACCATCAAAATCTTAGGTGTGCCGCCTTGTGTCCATACTTTTTGAATCACATTCTTGAGAATGGTTTCAGTGAAAGTGCGAACTGTGCCGTCAGTGCGAGCTGAGTTAGGCAAGGTGCTGTAGCTAGGATTTACGCCGTTGGTAGTGTCATAGTCCACATTGGTTTTGATGAAAGCCTGCAAAGAAGCAGTCACGCGAGCTGTGGTGGTGTTACCGGCAACAGCAATACCGCCATTCAAGAAGATGAATTCTTGGTCGCGCTTGAGTTCAGAGCCGCGCTTGGCGATCTGATAGGCCAACTCAGAACGGCGGCCTGCTTTATTGACAACTTCTTCAGTGTTCGACAAGACAATAGTCTTGCGTGAAATCTGAGCGTAGTTGGTCAAACGAACAGTAGCTGTGACTGAGTTAAAAGTTACATCATCACCTTCAAGCTGTGCGTTAGCAGCAGCAGAATCCAATGCATCTGTCTGCCACTCAAACAGAGTGTTGGTAATTGTTTCGCGGCCAATGTTGGATTGGTACGGCGTTTCTTCTGGTGAGATATTAGTTATTACATTTGAAAGATCTTCCCGAATGCCTTTAGCACTATAGGTTGTAAATGTGTTCGTTACGATAGCCATGATTTATTCCTTATTTCAAAAGTTGGAAGATTGCATTGGCCGCATCATCGACACGGCCAGTTTTTGCGACGCGCTGCTGTGCTCGCATTGCTTCTGTATTGCTTGAAACTCTCCCTGCTGCACCAGGCTTGGCAGGTCTTGGGCCGTTATTGGTCACAGGCTTGATCTGTCCACGCTTGGACATCATCTGGTCGTAGAGTGCCGCTTTACGCAACATCACCACAGCCCTGTGGTCAACAACATTCTTCAGGTCATCAGGGGTGAATCCGATCTTTTGACCGAATTGAACAAGCATCGCCTTCTCAGCTTGAGCCTTCTTGGAGTCCTTCCATTCTGGAATTGCCGCCACCAAAGCCTCTTGCTCTTGAGCCAACAACGCCTCGCGCTGTTGTGCCTGCTCTCGCTGGGATAACTGAGCCAGCCGCTGCTGTTCGGATTGAATAGCCGCCGCCTTCTCTTGATTCTCCCGCATCACTTCGCGCTGCCTCACCCACTCGATGGGGTCTTCTTGATAAAGACGATCCCAATCGACTTGAGGCTGCGCCGCCTGCTGAACCTGTGCCTGTAGAGCACCTAACAATTGAGCATACTGCTCACGCTCGGCACGCACCTCTTGCAACTCTGCCTCGGTCTGTTTCCTGACCTCCGCAATTTGCTGAGTCTTGCGTGTGTAATCCTGTGTCCTTGAATATCCCTTCTGAAGTTCGTCCAGCGTCACATCGACTTCTTTACCGTCAACCTTGACGGTGAAGACTTGTGGCTGTTCTTCCTCCTCGGAATCTCCCTCTTCATCGGATTGTTCGGAATCAGTTTCATCACTGGATGCGTCTGCATCGTCCAGCAACTCCTCATCTCCCGCCGCGCCCTCTTCGGGCAACTGCGCCTCGCGGTCTTCCTGTTGTCCCTCATCGGGCAGCAATCCCTCAAGTGCATTGGCTGCTTCAGCCACATTCATTGGACCCTGTGCTGCACTGCCTGCTGGCGTTGGTGCTACTGTCTGCATGGTCTATTTTCCTATTTAAACAAGATTCTTTTGCGCACGCTCAATGGCGCGTTGCGCCACCTTGCCGTTGTCCACCATCTTGGTGGCTTCAATGCGGAAGTTTTCAATAGCCTTCAGCATTGACCAAGCAATCTCGCGCTTGACGGTTTCTTCGGGTTTACTCGACTCAAAAACCCAATACTGGTCATGTCGCATCTTTTCCAAAATTGCCGAAAAGACCTCGTCATGCATTAACTGGTCAGCTTTTCGGCCTTTGCGTACTGCGTCTTCACTCATTGCGCCATTCCATTAAGGTTGATGGGTGGAGGCACATTCGCCGCTGTCTGCACCGCCTGGTTGACGATGGCCGCCTGCTGCTTCATGGCCTCACGATCTAAATTCTGCATTGCCGTGATCTCGGCAGTGCTGATTGCTGTGCCATACTTTAACTCAAGTTCGTATTTCTTGAGCATTAAGTCCTGAGCCAGTTGATCTCTTCGATAATCGTCATCCCGAATCATTTTCTCGCGCTGCAATTCCAGCTCGGCGGCCTTCTTCTGGATGTCGGCTTGGATTGACTGAGCCTGTACCTGCGCCAGCACCTGCTCTGGCGTCTGCTGTGGCTCTTGCTGCGGCATCTGGAAGTCGGCAGGCAGGGTGTTGAAGTAGCTGGATGCGTCCTTGTAGCCTGACAACTCGATCGCCTTTTGCAGGGTGCGGATGTACATGGGCAGGGACGCGATCTGATTCATCGGGCCAAACTGGGACATGATCTGCTCTTGCTTTTGCATGATGATGTTCAAGGCGTTGATCTTCTCATTCACATCGCCATTGCCCAAGCCAATATTGACATTGACATCCATGCTGGCATCCCAAACGCGAGGATCAATCTGAACCCACTCGTTGCGCAAACGCACCATGCGGGGCTTGTCCTGGTGGGTGGTCATCAGGTACAAAATGCCCTTAAAGAGCTTCTTCATGCCCTCGGCCAAGATCCGAGCTTGCAGCTCAAGCCTTGATTGGCTGGCGCTGACGGTGGCCGCAACCGCTGCCTTGGTGGTTGACTGCAACGCATCAGGGTCCAATCCCATCGCGGCCTTGGACATGCCGGTGCGGTCTTCACGCATCTGGTCCATGTAGTCCATCATGGCAAAGGCAGGCTGGCCGACAAAGGGTGAGCTGAACGGCTGCACCATGCCTGGTGCACGCATCCGAATGATGGCGCCAGTCTCGTTGTTCAGCACATCATCAATGTTGACCTGTCCCTCGACCACGGCGGTGCGGGGGTGGATAGACTGCGCCAAAGAGTCCAGCGTGTTGCGCATGATCTCAGACTTGATTTCTTGGATGTCATGCGTGATGTCAAAGATCGACATGGCTTCCAGCGGGGAGGTGTGCGGCTCTGGGTCACAAGGGAAGTCCACAAAGGGAATGTAGCTGGCGGGTAAGTTCCGCACCATGGTGTAGCTGGAACCCATGCAACAAATCTTGCGCAGTTCAGGGATGCCGTCACCATCAAAGTCAATCCGCATATACGCCTCAACGTACAAGACCCGCTGCTGCATGGGATTCATACTGTCACCGGCGCCCATCGTGGTGGAGAGAGGCTGGCGTGCCAAGTACTCGTCATTGGAGTCCAAGTCGGTGCTGGAGATGTTTTCCTCGATCTCGTCCTGGTCATAGCCCATGCCGATCAGGTCAGAGACAGTCGCCATCTGGCGGTGGGCGATGATGCCAGCATCGTCAAATGAACGTGCTCGGCGGTCCAGAATCAACTCCTCTGGCGGCACGGCCATGATGCGAATGCGGCCATCTCTGGTGTTGCGCTTGATCTCAACGTCATGGATCATCGGCACAGGCATTGGTAAGCCAGTGGTCATGTCCATCTGCGGCATCGCACCAGGCTCTGGATAGCTCACCACAATCTTGACCTCTGCGCCCTCTTGCATCAGCACCTGCAATGTCTGGTCATCCAAGCCAGAATATTCCTCAATCTTGACCTCTTCGACCTCTTCCCACCAATACTTGGCAATGCCGCACTTGCGCACCAAACTGTCCTTGAACAGGGCATAAGTGGTCATGAAACCGTTGTTGTCGCTGGTGAAGATGTAGTTGGCGTAATCAGTCGCCTGCTGCGCACCGGCCACATCTTCAGGGCCGCGAGGCATGTATTCCACGACATTCTCGGTGGAGAAAAACACCTTCATGAGGCTTGGTAGCATGGCCGAGACAGTGTCCCGCACCTCCATCGCCACGACTTGCGAACGGCCATCTTCCTCGTTCCCAAAGGGGTCGCCGCGATAGTACTCAGTTCCCTTGGCTCGGATGGGGGAGACATCGGAGTCGATGTAGCTGACGGCATCTTCCAACTCGGCAGAGACAATGCCCTGCAACTCGGTGTCGTCCATCGGCTCAATGGCCGCAATGTCGGTGGTGATGTTCATGTCGTTGATCATTTCTTGTTCCTTGCAGATATTGCTTTGGCCTTGGCTCGCGCATCTTCTTTGCTGGACGCGCCCCACGCCTTCAAACTCAGCAGCAACCGTGTAGGCTTGCCGTCCTTCATTTCGGGGCCAGGCATGTTGCCCATTCTCGCAAGGAATGACGCCCTGCGCGGGTTGTCGCCCGACTTCACAGGCGCTTTCAGATTCATGCCCTCGGCCTTGGCGCTGGCGCGTCCCTTCGCATTCAGGCCGCCAGATGCGTTTTTTCCCTCTTTACGCTGCCACGCCGGTGTCTTCATAAGGCACTTTCTTCAAAATCACATACATGGATTCAACTGCGCGAGGCAAACGCATCACCTCATCTTGCGGCAATTTTAGTCCCGCACCATACTCGCTGAGACGCATTTCCAAATGTGTCATCTCAAACCGCGAACCCTTCCAGCCCAAATACCAAGCCCAGTCGCAGTAATAAATCCAAGACTTCTCGTTAAACGCCCTCACATGTGTCGGGTCTTGCCACGCGCCATGGCTCAACTCATAGGGGACATGGATGTGCATCTCACCACCATCGACCAGCAGGTCGCGGCAGTTGGTCATGGCCTTCACCAGGTCGGGGATGTGCTCCAGCACATCAAACGCCAGAATCTTTTCAAAGCAAAAAGGCTTGATGCCGATCTGTTGGCCGCTGTGCTCGACCACCTCGCCATAGGATAGTTTGGAAATATCGACAACCCAATCGGCGCCAACATCACTGCGGATGTCAGCATTGATGCAGTCAGCCCTGGCGTCCTTGCCAGAGCCGAGATTAAGAACCAAACCAGTCTTTTGCATATTTCGGCCTGTTCTTACGAATCCACGGCACGGCCTGCTGAGTCAGCCGGTTGCCGTCCATGCCAATCGTCTGGCTTCCAACGTGGTGCACATAGGACCGGCTCAGGTAATGATGAAAGCCAGCGGCACGCAGATCCTCGCAGTGCACATCATCCGAGTACCAGTTCAAAGGGGGAAACTTGAAGCACTCCCACGCATCGCGGCCAATCCATGAGAATATGGGGGAGGGGCATTCCAGCGGCATGATTGCGTCTTCATAGGGGAACTTGAAGTAGTGCAGATCCTGCCCAAAGGGATTACTGCGCACATTTTGCACAGGCCGTGCAGCGTCACATCTTGCAGCCACCCAGCCAACAGGCTCACCAGTCTCAGCCTTCAACTGCGCCACATCTTCCAGCAAATGCTTGTAGCTGGTGGGCGTCAACACAATATCGTCATTGGCACAGATCACAGAGTCAAAGCCGTCAGCAAAGGCGCGGTCCATGACATCGTTGTAATCTTCCCCGAAATTGCGGGGCGTGCCAAAGATCTTCAGGTCAGTGTCAAAGCCGCCAATAATGGACTCGGGTCCGCGCAAATAGACAGGCACTTCTGGACAGTACTCGGCAATGCTTGTGAGCATCACCCGCAAACCTTTGCCGTTGACTGTTGAGATGCAAATTGGTGCAATCACTTGGCCGACTTCTTTGGCTTCTTGGCCGTCTTGGCCGCCGCCCTGAAGTCAGCAGCACTGGGCGCGGCCTTCGTGCCAGGCTTGTTCATCTTCTCACCAGAGCCAGCCGCGATCCGCGCCCTCTTGGCTTGAATATTGGAATAAAGGCCAGGTTTAGTCGCCATTCTTGGTCCCAATCTTGATGGTCAGTAATGACTCAGGCTCCTCGTAATCTTCGCCTTCCATGCCGCTGTCTTCGCCATCATTGGGGCCGCCAACAACCCAAGCATCACATGTACGGCTGGCCGCACACTTGAAGTCGAAGATCTCGCAGTAGCCCAAATCAGCCAAACGAATCGTGCCCCAAGGGTCAGCCTCGCGGCCAATGCCGTCAGCAATGCAGTTCTTGATCTTGTCAGACACATTGAAAGCCGCGCAGTTCCCGCACAGGCTTTGCTTGGCGTCATCCACCGACACGTCCCACTGGTCAGCCTTCTTGTTCCAAAAAGCATCATTGGGCAACTTTGGATTCTCTGGACCATAGGCCGCAGACGTAATAGCCTTGGCGCGGTTTTTCAGATTCAGTGTGATGTCTTGGGTGGGAGCTGGGCAGCTCGCGCCGCCATTGTCATACCCAGGCTCTTGATCCATGGCCTGATCCATGGTGCGCTTTAAGGTAGCCATTAACGCATCCCCTTTGTCTTCATGTTCTTGGCAGTGCGAGCACCACGCATGGGCATCTTGGCCTCAGACATCGCAATGGCGATGGCCTGCTTGGGATTCTTCACAACCTTGCCGCCCTTGCCAGAGTGCAAAGTGCCAGCCTTGTACTCGCCCATCACCTTGCCAACCTTCTTTTGTGCCTTGGTCATCTTCATTTTGTACCCCTTTAAAGAATTAACTAATTATGCAACCCGTGGCAAGTTTCTGCGCAGTGGCTGATTCCACTTGGTCGAGCCAGCCGAACCATACATCCCAATCACAGCGTCAGAGGCAAACGTCAAACAAAAAGCATCAGCACGGTCAGGACTCGACATCCCGCGCTTTTTCAATTCATCCTTGCCCTCAATCTGGATCTTGCCGTTGGACGTGAACGAATAACGCACAGCCGCCAGTTCACCAATCAACGCCTCATCCTTTGGCATCCGGCAGTCCCGCTGCTCAAGCCACGCCTTGGCCTTGTGCCACAGTTCAGCCTTCAAATTCCGATAAGTCCCGCCCATGGCCGGTGACTCGGCCACGTTGATGCCGCGAGCAGGTAACCCCAACTCTTTAAGCCGATCAACCACGCCAGCGCCCAAACCAATCGAGTCCACCAGAATCTCTTGCGGGCGTTGGCTGGGGACGAGGATCTCATACTCGGCCACGACTGCGCCTGTGAGCTGCATCAGGTCCAAGTTCTTCCAAGTCTTAATCGGCTCCACCACCGCATTTCCCTGCCTCTTGCACAGAGCAGACCGGTCAGAGCCAAACCGCGCCACATCCAAACCCCACACCAAAGGTGCGTGCTTACTCGCCTCCACATCACGCTGTGTCGCCAACTCAAGCAGTTCCATCGGGATCACGGTGTCGTCGTCACTTCTTGGGAATTCACCAAGGACGCGAATTCGGTAGGCGTTACTCTCCTCGCCGTAACGCGCCTTCATCTCCTCAATATAGGCTTCGCTGACCCTGGGCGAGTCTGCGCAAGACACCTTCATCGTGATCCAGTCGGCCGTCAAACGGTTGTGCGTGTCAAAGAAGAACCCGCTGGACCGCACAGGGTTGCCCAGCAACAGGGTGACGGCAGCGTGTCCCGACATGGAGCCAGCCGCAGCCTCAAACACCTGCTCAGGGATACCGCTGGCCTCGTCAGCCACCAACATCACGTTGTCACTGTGCACCCCCTGCAAGGCTTCAGGCTGCTCGGCGCGGCTAGTCCTGGCAGAGATAAACGCCTCGTTGTTGGCGCTCTTCATCTCAATGCGGTCCTGCTTGACCTCCAACTGGTCCTGCAACATCGGCGGCAACACCTTCACCCATCTCTTGACCTCCGCAAACAAGGCGTCATAGAGCTGGCTGCTGGTCGGGGCCGTCACCACAATCTTGACAGGAAAGCGCAGGAACAGATACCAGAGCATCGCCCAGGCTGACGCCGTGGATTTGCCAACGCCATGGCCGGATCTGACCGAGATGCGCCGGTTGCCTGCCGCGATGTGGTTAAGGAACTCGATCTGCCAGCCATCAGGCTCAGTGTTCAACACCTCGCGGACAAAGAGCACAGGGTTGTTCTTGTAGAGCTTGACGAATTCCACAAATGGGTTATCCGGCACAGCGTCAAATTTTTTTTTGGATCGCGGTGTCGCGGTGGCCGGTGTGGGGGTAGGGGGGTGGGTCATGGGTTTCGGTAGCTGTTAGGGTGCACCATCAGCCGCCCCCGCCGCGCCGAGCGATGGGGGGGGTCGAGCCGCCGCGCCAGCGGGTGAGTACCTTCGGCGTATGTGGACAACTTCTGAGGCGCAGATGCGCGTAAGTCGTTGATTCGATTGGCTTTTGTTGATATGCGTGCATTTGTCGGCTTTACACGATGTCCATTATGTTTACTCGTTTGCATGTTACGCACAGGTTATACATGCGCAACCTCGGCAAACGCCAGTTGTCCACAGGCCGCGATGAACATCATGCCTTTTCCTCTGTGGATAAGTCGTCGATGACCTCGACATGTCGCAGCGCGTCGATGCGCAGGTCCTGCATGTTGATCGTCACTTGCGCCTGCTTTTGTAAGCCATAAGTTTTCTGATCCCACCTTTCGGCCAGCCATTGCCGAGTGCGGATGCGCTGGACATCGCGCTGCGCGTGGTCGATGTCCATGCCGTCTGCGATCTTGATCGTCTCACAGGCCATCAAGTCCGCTGCGCGCGTGCGCGCGCGTGTAATCATAGCACCGTGATCGTTCTCGTCGATCCATTCGTCTAACGCACGCTTTGAGATGCCCAGATCAATGCAAATGTCGGCAATTGATTTGCCTGCCTCGACCATGCTGAAGATCATCTCTTCGGGCAATTCGTTGAGCATTGCGACATCCTGTCTGCGCTTTGGGTTACCTGGCACGCTCAATCCCCCTTTACAGCCGTTTTGACGCGCTGGACAACCGCCAGCACCTTCTCGCGGATTAAAGCCGCCAAACGCTTAATTTGTTCCATGTTTAAACCTCTCTGCTGCTTTTGAGTTGAACTTGAACTCTGTTGGCTCATTGTCGCTGAATGTCAGGTCATTTTCAAAGTCGTCAAATCCTGTTTCGCCACCCAGTTTGGTTGACGTGAACTTTGTGACTTGTGCTGTTGGGATCATGGCCTTGACCTTGATCACATCCTGGACGATTGGCTCCATCATGAAGACTTCCAGCTCTTGCAGGCTCCAGATGTGCTCATCGCGCAGATCTGACCGTGATGTTTGAATCGCCAGCGCCTCGTTGATTGTCCTGACCACCACCATGGTTTGGCCGTTATCCATCTCCCACTCGATCCTTGGGATGTCTTGACCGGCTGGCTTGAACCCTGCTTCGGCTGCCTTGCCATCCAACACGCCAAATGCTCTGATCATGGACGCCACGGCTGAATCGAACTTGATCTGATCTTTGGCCGCGATGAACTGGTGAACTCGACTGCTCTGAATCCAAAATTTCTCTCTGACATCACTGTCAACTAAAGTAATCAGTCGATTTTCTCCCCACTTCCTGTCGCTGGCCGCCTTAACTGCCTCCAATTCCACCAACTTTGCTTGAACGTGAATCGTCCAAGGATCTGCTGGTTGACGTAGCTGCTCCACCAAAGGAAGCTGATTCGGTTTTCTCGTTTTCTGTTTCGTTGCCATTTTTGTTTCTCCTTGCTTGGTGACACGATATCGGCGACATCACAGGAGACAAACCTCCGAGTCTTTAGACTCTCGGTTTGTCTTGTCGCCTGAGACAAAGACAAACGGCGACATTGTCTCCATTTGTCTCCATATTTCAATTCTTTTGCACTACTTTCTTCAATCCATCAAAAAACAGGAGACAAAGTCCAAATGTCTCCATTTTTTGTGCGTTTAGTATTAGATTTGCTGTTAATAGGCATCTTTGTCGTCATCGCTTGTTTCCGGCCACACATATTTGTCTCTGATCCCAATTTCTCCAAACTTTTGCAAATCGTCTTGCGCCCGAGTCCAAGCCTTGTCGAATGCTTTCCTTACAGTTAGCACTGAGTCGTCTGTGACGCCCTTTTTTGACCTGAATTCGGTGCGCCAGTCGTCTAAATTGACAACAGTCCTGAGCTTGCCTTCAACTATTTTTTGTATCCCTTTTTGTTTAATTACATTTCCAAGGCTCTCCATTGCAATTGACTGATTGCGGCCCTTTATAGCGTTGTTCTTGGCCTTCTTTGGCGCCTGATTGACGGCCTCATCGCTGGCTTGGACCGCCAGGCTGACCACAGGATCAAAGCCCAGGCTTGAGCTGCTGATCTCTATTTCGACCATCTCAAACCCGATTCGGATGCCGTCCTGGCCGTCCTTCTGCTTGGTGAGGCTGATGATTCCTTTGGCCTGATCCTCAAATCTCAGGATCTCAAGCTGTGTGTCTACGGCGCCAAGCAGGCTTGAGTGACCGCGCAACCCTTTGGCTAAGTCCTTCCCGCTGTGGTGCAGCACCATCAATGCGCAGGCCAAGAACTCTTGAATCTTGCCCATTGATGTGATGAATGAACCCATGGCGTCTGAGTCGTTCTCGTTGCCGCCGCCAAACGCCCTTGCTAAGGTGTCGATGATGAGTAGCTGGAACTCGATGCCTGTTGTCTCCACCAACTGGACCACAGCCATCATCAGCGCGTTGAAGTCCTCGGCGCTTGATCTGAGGTTGAGCTGATGCCTGATGATGTAGATCGGCGCACCTTTGGGCGTGCTGTGGTGGATCTGGCACGCCTTGATCCGCGCCCCCATACCGCCAAAGCCTTCACCGCAGATATATAAGACTGCGCCCTGCTGCTCTACCTCGTTGCCCATCCACGGCCGTCCTGTGGCTATTGCCTCTGCCATGTCGAGTGCGATGAAGCTCTTAAAGCTACCAGGTGGGCCAAAGAGGGCAGAGAACGATTTAGAGGGCAGGATGCCGTGGATCAGCCACTCGACTGGCTCGTCTTGGATGTCGTCCCATGCCTCAATGTTGACTGTCTTTGGCGGCTTGGCTTCTTTTGTTTGGGCTTGTTTGGTGGATGGCTCGCCAGCGAACTCATGCTCAATTTCTGCCTGTTTCTTTACATGATCTGCGTCTGATGTATAGATTTCGCTGTTTTTTGTACTTGATGGCGCATCAAGCTTCAGCGAGTTGAGTCTTTCGGGAACCGTTACATCCTCAATGCTCGTCACCTTGAACGCCGCCTTGACCAATGCCACAAGGTCATCTCTTTGCTTGTTGTACTGGTGGACGAATTCATAGGCGTCTTCGGCGGTGTTCGGGAGTTGTAAATCGACAACCTTGACGTTCTTGGCGATGGGAAGTATCGCTTCCACGGCCTTCTGCGCATACCGCCAGCCTGGCAGATCGTTGTCGGGCACGATCACCACATTGGCGCCAGCGAAATACTCTGTGATGGCTTCGGGCCAGCTTCCGGCGCCGGTATGCGCCGTTGTTGCCGTGACGCCAATGCTTATCAGCGCGTCTGCGGCCTTCTCCCCCTCGACCACATAGATGATGCGCCCCGCTGTCTTCGCGTCCAGCAGTTCGGGTAACTTGTAGGGGACTATTCTGGCGTCTCCAAGCGTTGGATGCCGGCGGCCATCGGGGTCCACCTTGTATAGCCTGTAGGTTTTGCCAGACTCGCCAATCTTCATGCGCTGCTTAACAAACACCGTGGTGCGGTCCTCGTCTTGGTACTCCCACTCCTGATCGAACTTGATTTGCGGCAAAGGCTTGATGTTTGCCAGCGGGTCGGGACGCTCTTCCAGCTCTGGCAACAGTCTCATGTCCTTGATGGTGTTGAAGACGTCTTCCTGCGTGCACCCACCGTGGCAGTGGAACAAGGGTTTGCCGTCATCGTTGATGCTGATGCTGAGTGAGGGATTCTTGTCTCCATTGCCCTTGCCGTGGCCTGGTACTGGGCATGATGCTACCCACTGGCCGTTGGCTTTCTTTGCGTTGCCGAGCTGCTTGGCTATTTGTTCTGCTTGCATATTGCCTCTACTTGTTCTATGCGTAGCCCAATCCAAGCCATGACAGGCACTGCCATGCTGTTGCCCAAGGCTTTGTATCGAGGGCCGTCAGGCGTTGGCTTGCCCTTACTTTTAATGTCGGTGTAGTTATCGCTAAAGCCTTGCAATCTCTCGCATTCCACAGGGGTCAAGCGGCGCACTTGCATGGCCTGTTGAATAGCATGTGATTCATTTGTGCTTAATGGTTGTGAAAGTTCTCTCAAAATTCCACCGCCATTTAATCCTTTGTTTCCACCCATATCAACACAATGAACTGGTTGCATCACTGTCGGGCCAGTGCCTGTGCCATCTGCCCTATTTGTCAAAGGAACAGCAACATCACCTGTGATTGCGGCGTTGTATATGTCTGTGCCTACTGCCACCGCCAAGTTACCTTTGGCATTACCAGCAATACGCATGGTTGGAGTTACATTGATTTGCGAGTCCATTCCATCATCACATCCGCTGAATGCGATGGGTTGCAATACAGCATGAGGACCTCTTGCTACTAGTGAATCCATTGTTTCGCTGTGCTCTGCTCGAAATTTGTATTGAGCGTTTGCCCCTTGGTTGAATGCTGCTCTATCAAGAATGATTGGCGCTTCGTGAATACAGGTTAGCGTTGGGCTGCGATCAAAACTAATCTCTGCACCGCCCTGGCCATGAGCCATTGCAATCAGCTTTCCCTCATGCGCGTATTGATCACTAACGCCTTTTGGACCATCTGCCGCACATAGCGCACTAGTGACTTCAGCGTGACTAATTACTCTGTCAGTGTTACCGCCGTCAGCGCTTGCTCCAGTGCTGGCGGCAGCACCTTGCCTCTTTTCTCGGCTCGGCGCAGGATGCCCTTGCAGGCTGTGGCGCTCAAAAAGAACCGCTGCGGCAAGTCGCCATTCTCCAAGGTATCCGACAACGAACACACGGCGGCGTCGCTGTGCCACTCCAAAATACTGAGCGTCAAGCACCCTGTATGCGAACCCATACCCGCATTCTGCCAACCCTCCAAGGAAGCTACCAAAGTCCCGTCCTCCATTGGAGGACAAAACGCCGGGGACGTTCTCCCAGACCAGCCAGTTGGGGCGATATTGTTTAGCAATGGCAAGATAGGTAAGCATGAGGTTGCCACGAGGGTCATCCAATCCTTTTCTGAGTCCTGCGACTGAGAATGATTGGCATGGTGTTCCTCCAACGAGAAGATCGACATCTGATTCAAGATTCCACTCCTTAAATTTGGTCATATCGCCAAGGTTTGGCGTTGATGGATAGTGATGTGCCAGCACCTCTGATGGGAATCTTTCGATCTCCGAATAGGCCACAGCCTCCCAACCCAAGGGATGCCATGCTACTGTTGCCGCCTCAATGCCACTGCAAAGTGATAGATATTTCATGTTGTGTTTTTTATGAGGAAAAAAAAGCCGAGGCTGTTACACCTCGGCACTTGACTGATGTCAGTTAAAACATTTCGTCTTCACTGGCGGCCACAGCAGCCGCCGCAGGCGTTGGCTTCGCCACAGGTGCAACAAACGGCGCAGGAGCTGGCGCTGCCTGAGCCACGAACTCGGCATCAGACTGGTCCATTCCGGCAGGCTTGTCAATCCACGACACCAGGTTGAACGCTGGGATGCGGGTTGTGCCCTTGCCGATCTTCTCCAGCTTTGAGCCGGTGTACTCCAGCACCGGCATCTTGCCTGGATTGGCTGCACGCTGTGCCGCGCAGGCCGTGTACATCTGCTCCAGTCCCATGTTGGGGCCGACACCGTTAGACGACCACTCCACAGTACCCAATTCCTTGTTGTAGAACTTGACGATGAAACCGCGCTTGGCTTCTGGTGAAGGTTGAGGACCTTTACGGCCAAGCTCTGCATCAGGATTCCATTCGCGCACACCGACACCCAAAAGGAGCCAGCCTGTTTGCACGCCGTCAATGTCGAACACGACCTTCTTGAGTTGGATTTCCTCGCCAAGGTTGTTGGTCCAAGCATTGGCTTGGGGAGAGAAGCGGATGTAGTTACCAGAGCCGCCAGCAGAAGAGAGATTTAGCATTTTGCGTTTCGCTTTCAAAAGTTACAGGGGTTGCATTATTGACTCAAGCTGCGATCTCTCG